CAGTTCTTTCTTCAACTCACGCGAAACCAGAAAGTTATTGACCTGATCCGCGCACCAAAATTCTAGCTCTTGCTCCATGCCTTCGGGGAAAATATCACAAGCGTCAGTCTTAGGTAACGACTTGAAGTAAGCATCAACCGCCTTCATCGTAGCGCGGTAGTCACCCTTGAACTTAGGGTGGTCATAGTCACGGTCACAGCCGCCATGCCCATCGTTGCTCACAATAGCAACAGGCTTGCCGTCTACATATAATGAGGCTTGGTAGCAGTGAGTCTCTTCGCTGGCCCACGCAGTGTGCTTGATGTTCTTTAGTTCTAGTTTCATGGTTCTTGCTCCTTGGTTTCTATTAATTGAGTACTGCCTGTAAGTTATAGCTCCGCGGTCCATGGGTCAAGTGAAAGTTTGCGTCAGCGCGTCACTATAGACAGTATTCTCACAGGTTTTGTTTTTTTTTGAAAAAGTAATTCAAATATGCTGACTCAATTGACGCATTGACTCAACCCCTTATTTACATAGCTGTACCAGCCCATATCTGAGTCTTTTTGAGTCATTTGAGTCACTTTTCTGTGGAATAAGTGTCTATATAGGCAAGTTGCGCTTTGTTTTCTCGATGTTGCAACGTCAAGCCCTTTGATATAACTTGTAGCCAACGAACAACGAGGGACGCAATGACATCGGCTAAGAAGAAGATTGAAGAAGAACACGGGCGGACACTGACAAATCGCCAAATGACTTTTGCCAGACACATAGTCGAAGGCATCTACTCTAATGCGGAGTGCGCTCGCAAGGCTGGGTTTTCTCACGATGTTGCCGCCAATCAGGCCTCCAAGCTTTTGAATGGCAGGGACTACCCGCACGTCCTTGAGTACATCCAAGACTTGAGAACAGAACGAGAGCGCCGATATGGCGTCACCACGATAGGCCAGCTTCAACGTCTGCATCAACTAAGTAGCGGAGCGGAGGACGCAGGCCAGTTTTCTGCGGCTATCAACGCGGAGAAAATACGTGCCGCATTAGGTGGCTTAACTGTCGATAGGCGGGAGCAAGTCAACACGATTGACGCGCTGTCTCGTGATGAGATTGTTGGTCGTCTGGCTGATCTCCAAAAGAAATATCCACAGGCCTTTCAGATCGAAGGCGATTACAAGGACGTGACCGATGAGCAAGGGCCCCGAGGCGAACTTTTGGAACTCAATTCGGTCGAACTTGCCGAAGAATTGCCACGCGACAAGGATTGAAAACAAGCACGGCGGCGGGGTTCCTGATGTTCACGCTGTCTGGGATGGCTTGCCCTTCTGGCTTGAATTAAAGGTTAGTAAATCAAACGCAATAAAAGTCAGTCCGCACCAAATCGCGTGGCATGCCGCATATTGGGCGCGTGGAGGGTCAAGTTTCTTCTTGGTAAAGAGGTCCTTGACGCGCGAACTACTTTTATTTGAGGGTAATTCGGGGGCCGCGGTCCTAGATTTGGGGTGCCTTGCGCCCTGCGCCTTGTCTTGCGCCTCTATTCCTGCTTTTTTCGGTGCCTTGCGCCCTGTTTTGGTGGATCGGTTGTCCTGCGCCTTGCACCCTGCGCCTTAGCTCTGCGCCCTGCTGCTCTGTGTTTTTTATGTCAGGATCCTGGATCCTCGGCCAAAAGAAAAAGGGGCCGAAGCCCCTCCCTTTAGTGTTCTACTATCGCAATTGATTTTGCTAGGCTCGATCCCTTGCACAATTTGCAGGCCGTGCACTGGACGCGCCGTCCAGCTTCCTTGCTTGCAGGGCATAGCGCCTCTTTAGTCTTATCCAACTCGCCAAGGTCGGCAATCACGCGGAATGTTCGCCGCCCTGCTTTCCAATGTGCAATGGCCTCGGCCTTGCTGTCCGCGGATTGCATGGCAATATCAGGACGCCAGCCGGATTGGTGCGAGTACGCGGTAAAGGTGTCAGCCTCTGCTAGCAGTTGTTCCCAAACGAAAGCAGGAACCGCAGCAGGGTCGCCGTAGGTTCCAACCCGCACGAAACGAGCGCGTCCTAAGGTGTTACGGCCGGTTTGAGTGTTGGCCATGGGATAAACGCCACGCATAAACGACTTGAAAACAATCAAAACGCCTTGCCCTAAGTTAACATAACAACGCCGACCCTTGGCTTGCTTACGCTCGGGGTCCGTTGTTACTTCCCCACGCATGGTACAGTTGCCACAAATTGAGAAGTCTTCGCCTGTCTTGCTTGCTTCCAGAGGGTTTACATCCGAGCGCAAGATATACGTTTGCAAAACCGCGCCTGTTTTCTTGTTACGATTGGACCATGTAGCAATTGCGACTATTGGCTTGCCATCCAATAGGCTTGGCCCTTTGTATATGACTCCGCTTTTCATTTTGTTAGTTCCTTTTTAATTGAGATAGATATTTATGTTAGCAGAACATGACCAGTATGCAAGTTTTATTTTACCTTGCGGCCTTGCGCCTTGTTCTTTTCCTTGCGGCCTTGCGCCTTGCGGCCTTGTTCGTCTCTTTATTTATTATCCAGGGCGGGCAGTGTTTCCCTGGACCTCGAGCAGCGGGCAAAAGAAAAGGCCCCGAAGGGCCTCGAGCAGCGGGCAAAAGAAAAGGGCCCCGAAGGGCCCTTGCTTTAGTCTGCCATGTCCGCGACCCTTGTGAACTCTCTCACGGCATCCTCTGCCATTTCCTTGCGCACCTTTCTTAGGCTGCTCAGAAGTCGCGAGTCGCTCCGGAAAGTAGAGCTTTCTGTGTCGGCTTCAAGTGAGGTTTTAATAATCAAAATGATCTGATTGAGTTCGCCCAAATCGACATCAATTCTTACCGATGTTGTATGTTCGTTCACGTATGATTTTTGCATGGTGTTAACTTTCATTGTTGAGCGCCTCCTCTGGCGTACCTATAGACTAACAAATTACTTACATAAGGTCAACAAGTTTTATCTAATCCAGGGATATTAATTAATTCGCCTTGCGCCTTGACATTTTTTTCCGAGCGAAGCGAGGGCCTTGCGCCTTGACAATTTTTTTCCGAGCGAAGCGAGGATCCAGGATCTCCGCTGCTCGATGCTAGCCCGGGCGCGGAGACGATATATATCGGAGCGCCTGGGCGGAGGTTATGTTATCGACACCAATCTTGATAGCCGCAATCTTGGTATGTATCGTGACACTCACAGTAATTAGTATCACGGGGTATCGGAGTACGTGCGGGGTAGTGGCGTACAAGAGGAATCATCCCCGAGTAAACGGGTGTCATCTTAAAGTTTTCACCCTCGATGTAGCGCAATTCTCGGAGCTTGTTGATCCCTATTTTCATTAGTCTTTCCTTCCTTGGTTGAAATTACATAGGACGCCCAGCCCTGGATAAGGCTGGACACCAATATAATTATACCGAGATGCGATTGTTCTGCGTTTTGAGGAGTAATGCGGGCAAGGTTACGTATTCTTCGCGCCATTCCGGATCAGCCTCGACCAGCTGGCCCATCTGTTTGATCTCTCGAGCATAGGTGTCACCCATCTCGTATGATCCCTCATGCATCATGGGCGATGTAGCGGCAACAAACCACCGAGCATACGGGTCTTTAGCCTCTGCTGCTGAGTGCTTATAAGTTTTGAGAACCTTCCATACCCATCCCTGATTGTTGGCATACGTTGCGTATGGTGTGTCTTCAGTGCGGGTTTTTCCGAATGATGTTCTTGGCATTGTATATTCCTTTTGTTTGGTTGAAGTATGCCCTCTTGTACACCATGCACAAGAGGTACACAAGTTTTAATAGGTTACCAGCGTTTCCCCTTCGAATAGCTGAGACATTGCTGTCTCATACTTTTCCAGCAGATCAACCGCTTGCTTGTAAGTAAGATGTTTGACCCGTCCAACACTAAACGTATTAGAGCTTTTATGGTGTTTGATTTTCATCCTATGAACCCCTTGATCAATAGGATGCATAACACCCCGCATATTGCGATGTAGGCCACCAGTATCACTTTATCCTCATACATATCATTGCTTCCTTAGTTGATTGCTGCAAGATTGCAGCTCATTGCCGCCCCAGTATGGGGCGGCTAGAGCTATAATCTTTAGAGCATAGCGAATGTTTTGGAGGGCTTTTTCCAGAAGCTAGCATGATCTGGGTGCTCTGGGTCTTCTGTGGCGGAGCATTGCTTGTCAAAGCTAGCCGCACGATGTGTTGTCCACCAATTCATGTCTGGTGCTTTGCGTGATTCCTTGCCGTCCTTGGACAGTTTCCAGTGCGCCAGACCCGCTGTCACGGCATACTCGCGAAGTTCGTCACGATCTTTTTTCTTCGCCTTCATGTCCGCTTCAAGTATCGCAAGCTCCGCTACAAGCTCGTTACGTGTGAGGATACTACCATGGTCTAGGCCTGTGTCGATCTTTACCGTTGCATCTTTGGTTTTGAGTGTGGTTGTCATGATCTTATTTCCTTAATTGAGAGGATCGCTTTATTGCTTCCATGCCATAGCATGCCATGCCACAATATGGAATGTCAACACCCAAAACACAACTAATTGCACGTAATTGAAATTAATTTCACCTAATCGCGGCCCCAAAGCCCCGCTTTGGGGGTTACTTTGCCCCGCCGCTCGCGCCCACGGCGCGACGTCCGACCCCCA